GTTGGCAATGTCACAACCGGTAACGCTGGCTCCTCTGTGCTGATTAGCAACGCCGGAACAAGCGGCGCTGCAATATTTGACTTTACAATCCCAAGGGGTGATACTGGTGACCTTGGTTCTCTAAGCGCGGATTCACCAATTACCTACAGCAGCAACAATATTGGACTAGACTATGCGGCTCTAGTGGTGGATGGGGACACCACCACTGTGCAGCTTTACAGAAACACGGCGGCCGGTTGGACAAGTGCCAATCCAGTTCTTGAAGACGGTAGACCTGGACTTGAAACAGACACTCAAAAAGTGAAATACGGAGATGGCTCTACCGCTTGGACCTCTTTAAGCTATGCCAAAATTGCCCCTTCTGATATTATAGGAGTAACCACTACTGCTGCTGAGCTAAATATTCTTGATGGAGTTACTGCGACGGCAGCTGAGCTAAACTACAGCGACGGCGTAACTTCAGCAATACAGGCTCAGTTAGATGTAAAGACAACTAATCCAATGACAACTGCTGGGGACTTGGTCCTCGGTGGTGCGTCCGGAGCTCCTGGTAGGCTGGGCGTTGGTTCAAGTGGTCAAATACTTACAAGCGATGGAATCACCGCAACTTGGGGGGCCTCACCATCAACCAGCCCGCTAACGACAAAGGGCGACCTTTACGCTTACAACACTGACGGCACAAGGTTGCCAGTTGGCGAAAATAACACGATTTTAGTTGCCGATTCGACTCAGGCAACTGGCTTGGTATGGAAGGAGATTACCGTATTTTCAAAGCCAAACAAGCCAAGCATTACAAGCCCTACTGGCGGAGCAAGCGGGCTGGGGCCTACTGTTAGTTTTACGTCATCTGCATTTAGCTCAACGCTTCCAAACTCTCATGCATCTTCAAGCTGGCAGGTCGCATCGGATACAGGATTTGCAACAATTCTTTCATCTACAACTGACAGCACTAGCGACAAAACCTCTTGGACCAGTGGCTCTCTAGCTACTGAGAGCACTTTTTATTCAAGGGTTCGCTACAAGGGAACGGATGGGCTTTACTCTGAATGGTCAGAAACGGTTTCGTTCTCTACCAAGGCTGCTTATTTTGTTCGCACAAATGGATTTGCTTGGTATGAGGTAGGAGCCTCAAGCCCCGACTCTTACTTTTCGCTAGCTGCAAACGGCACTGACGGTTCATCACTGTCCGGTAATACTGGCTATACCCGACAGGCTGAGGGCGCATCGGTTGTCCCTTACGCGCAAGCAATGATGCGACGTTGTGTTCTTAAGAATGATGGTACAGGTGTTGTTTATTACCTTGACTGTGACGATTCATCAAAGATTGCTGGTAGCTGGTCGGGCTCAGTTCAGACTGGTTGGCTAAGGGTCCATGAAGGGTTCAACGATCCAGTAAAGCCAATTCCAGGTGAAGGTACAGTCGGTAATTCTGGTTTGCGAGCCCTGGCAACAACATGGTCATCTGGAACTACATATGAAAAAGGTGCGCTAGTCACAGATGCGAGCAAGCTCTGGATTTCACTATCAGCAAGCAATACCGCAATCACTCCAGCATCAGGCTCATCAAGCGCAACCCTTGACGGCACTGTAGGCCAGGTGATGGTTGAGATTCCTCGCTTTTACACTTACTACAACTATAACGGAACAAGCAAGCGGCACGCATTTGACATTATTGTTGACCCCAGCGAGATTGCACCGTTCCCGGACCTTTCAGTTGCGCTATCTGGTGCTACTACAACAAGGGCCGACAGCGGTCTGACCTTCACCGTTCATCCTGCCTTCCAGAAAGCTGGGACTGAAAGGTCTCACCGCTACTACTCTGCTTACCGTGCTTATAACAACGGTGGCACTGCCGAGTCTCGCTCGGGTGTTACCTTTACCGTGTCGCAAACGAGGTCGGTATTTAGAACTCAGGCTCGTGCAATGAACTCTGGTTTGAGTGACCCATCAGGGAGCGCAAACAACGTTTATGGCCCAGTTGACTGGTACCTACGTTCAGCGACCAACTTGCTATTGTTAAATGAATTCCGCAGCTTCTACAGCCAGTCCGTACTGGGCAGCGGCAACGTCGACGGCGGCGTGTACGCAAAGACAAACGGCCGTTCAAACCCATCTGGTAACGCTTCGGGTGCCTTTAACTTATCTGGTGCTCTCGTTACGCCGAGCGCATCTAGTACAACCGATGATGGCGTTTTGTTCCGTGGTATTGAGGACTACTGGGGCTCAAGCTGGCTGTTTATTGATGGTACCAACTTTCAGGGAACTGGTTCAGCTCAGGATGTTTTCTTGAACAACAACCCCTCACAGTTCACCGACGATACAGCAAGTAATTATAGTAACGTTGGAACAATGACTGGGTCTTCAGGTGGCTACCCCAGTGCGTTTGCAACTCAGTATTTATTGCCAACTAGCACCACTAGCGGGTCCGACTCGACTTACAGCACCGACATTTGGTACAACGGAAATACTGATGGCTCCTGGTACATCGCGCTTGTGGGTGGTAATGCCTACCGCGGGGGCGGGGCTGGCGCGGTGGCGCTGAGTTCCGACAACGGCTCTGCGGCTTCCCGCAGCGGCGTTGGCGGCGCGCTATCCCGATAATTTTTTCCTTATGGTGTAGAATAAAAGAGTAAACAAACAAATATCCGCATCAAGGGCGGGGATAGGTGGTTTCGCTATTGTGGGTGGTAATGCCAACAACGAGGGCGGGGCTGGCGCAGTGACGCTGAATTCCAACAACGACTCTGCGAATTCCAACAGCAACATTGGCGGCGCACTATCTATTTCAATCTTCACCTGTCCAGCCTTACCTCTTGGTAAAAAATCAGACGCAACAAAAAGGGCGGCTAGTAGGGCTGTATTATCAGCTTCGGAAATCGCTGAGTCTTAATAGATATGAAAAGGCACGGAAATCTTTGGGAAAAGATTGTTAGCTACGAAAATCTACTTGCAGCTCATAAGGCTGCAAGTCAAGGTAAGCGGCACTATCGCAGCGTAATGCGAGTCGATGGCAACATCGAGCAGTCACTTCTTGAAATCCAGCGCTTGCTAAATGCTGGCGAGTTCAAAACCGGAAGATACAAACGAAGTAATATTGTTGAACGCGGAAAAGAGCGTGAAATCTTTTCGCTACCTTACTTCCCAGACAGAGTCATCCAGCATGCTTTTGTTCAAGTGCTCGCTCCTATTTGGCAATCCTCAATGATTCGAGGGACTTACTCTTCTATTCCTGGCAGGGGCATCCATGATGCTAAAACTAGGCTTTCAAAAGAGCTGAAAGAGAATCCCAACGAAACAGTTTACTGTCTAAAAATAGACATTAGGAAGTTTTACCCATCAATAAATCATCAAAAAATGATGTTGATTATCAGGGAAAAGATAAAAGACAAGCGAGTCCTTGCAGTCCTTGACGAGGTTATTTCTTCTGTCCACGTCACAAGCAAGAACACCGGGATTCCAATTGGAAACTATTTATCGCAATGGTTTGCAAATATTTATCTTGCTGAAATGGATTGGAAAATCAAGCAGTTTTACAAGATTAAGTATTACCACCGCTATTGCGACGACGCTATCATCATCGATAAGTACAAGTCCTACTTGCACGTCATAAGGAGAGACCTTTCTACATTCCTTGAGGACGAGTTCAAGTTAGACATGAAAGACAACTGGCAGGTATTCCCGATTGCAAAGCGAGGAATTGATTTTATTGGTTATCGCTTTTGGCATGATAAGGTCTTACTAAGAAAACGAATCAAAAAGAGAATGGCTAAAAAGCTTTCAGTACAGAAAGGCAAGAGAAGTGAAGCTTCTTACAGGAGCTCTGAAAAGGCTGTTGCGTCTTATAATGGCTGGCTTTCTCATGGTTCAACTAGGAATTTAAGAAACAAGATGCTCCCACCCTGGATAGAAATGATAAATTATGAAAACTCAAAGCAACGAACTCCCTAAAGCTAGGCGCTGGCAAGAAGGCTATGAGATACCTATGGGGATAGAGTCCATAGAAGTCAGCGACGAACATGGCTATAGGACTGTCTATAGCTATCACAGGCTTATCGTAGCAGCGCTGACA